AAAAACTATGCCGGAATTGATTACACCTACGATGCTCAAAGAGATGCGTTTATTGCACCTCAACCAGAAGGCGAAGGCTGGTTACTTGATGAGGCAACTTGCATCTGGCGCAATGCCGCACTTGAGGCAGAAGAAGCCGCAAGAGAAGCCGCACGACAACAGATTGATATAGGTACAACCCGTGTCTAGTCCTGTAACCGACCTTAAACTTGTTGACAATGTGTTTGTCAAGATGCACCAATTCTTAAACGTGGGTGATACCCATGACGGCCACGCCCATGTGTTCGACCACATTACTTTACTGGCGGCGGGTTCCGTGATAATGAAGCACGACAATGGTGAGCAAGACTTTACTGCCCCTCACTTAATCGTGACTCCCAAGGGTGTGGTGCATCAGTTTATTGCCAAAGAGCCAAATACAATCTTTTGTTGCATCCACGCTATTCGTGACGGCAGTACGGTAGATGACGTTGCGTCTCAAGACATTACGCCAGAACAGGCATTTGAGTTAATGACTCACTACCCTTTAACTCAGGGCTAGTATGCGAGACTGGGCTGTGGCATTTATTGCGGCGGCTCTCATAATTGCCTTTGTCATCTTTGGCACGTACATGATTGCATGGAGTTTGGTGTGATAAATGCGTTGGCTCATACTGTTACTGTTATTGGGGCTAGTTGGAGCCACAGCCAAGAACGGATGCCATGTGCGCGAGTTTTGGTCAATTGCTTGGACAATCCACAACCCGTCCGAGCGCCATCAACAGATGTCAATATGGTTAACAAACAATGTGCGGTTTTGCAGAAGCCAAGATTTAACAGTCATTTGGAACAACCTGTCCGAGTGGGCGGGCACAGCAGATTCAGCAGAACTCAGAACTAAAGTTATTCATGGATACAAAGATGCGCTTGAACGGGAGAAGAAATGATTGATGTACTAGAAATACTGCTTTGGTTAGCAGTGCCTATGAACTACATCTATTGGATCTTTATTCACAATGATTCCGCCGCTAAACAAATGGTATCCGATGGTTCAGCCGGGAGGCGAGCCGACTAAGACAGATGCGCTTGAACGCAGGGCAGAGCGCTTACAAGAAGAATATGCACAAGCGCTAAAGATGAAGAAGGCAAAGGATAAAATTAACGATCTTGAGTTTGAGTTGTATGTAAAGAAGGCAGAACGCAATCAACTAACCCTTGAGATTTTTACAAACCGCAAGCTGGATATTTATGTATGACCAGAAAACCAATACCCAAACCAGTCAGGAAACCTCCAATGGAGACAAAAGAAAAGCTGACGCTGTGGGTGACCCTCATGGTAAGCACAACCCTATGTATCTCCGTGTTAGCCATGGTGGTCAGCTTTATGTTGGGTCTGTGGGCCAAGGAAGTGGACAACGCAGAAATTTTCAAGATGATTTCACCCGCTTTTTCTACTCTTATCGGAGGCATGATTGGGTTCCTGTCTGGTATCAAACTCATGCAAAATGACGACAAAAAGGACTCTAAATGTTAACGCTACTCTCAACCCTGATTTCTTTCTTGATGGGCGGCTTGCCCAAGCTGCTGGACTTTTTCCAAGACCGCGCTGACAAAATCCATGAGTTGGCGCTGGCGCAAATGCAAATCCAGCGCGAGTTGGAACTGCGCAAGGCTGGCTTTGAGGCGCAAGAGCGCATTGAAAATATCCGGTCAGAGCAGTTGGCAACCGAGAGCGCGGCTAATACCCAGCAAATCCTTATTGGCGCACAGCAAGCTGAGATGCAGGCCATCTACGCCCACGACACAAGTCTAAACGAGGGCACATCCCCTTGGATGAAGAACCTCAGAGCCAGCGTTCGCCCAGTCATTACCTATGGTTTCTTCTTTCTGCTCTTGTTTGTGGATGTTGGCTTGTTTGCCTATGGCTGGCACAGTGGCGCTACGTTCGTAGAGTTAGCCGAGATGCTGTGGGACTCTGATACCCAAGCGTTGTTTGCGTCAATCATTGCTTTTCACTTTGGTGGTCGGGCGTTTGGTAAATGATTTATTTAATATACACAAAAATGGCTTTGACTATGTTTATTAGCGGTTATTTAATTTTAAATTTACCAAAATGAACATATCTGACAAGTGCCTGCACATGATCCGCCACCACGAGGGGGTCAGGCAGAATCCATACAAATGTCCAGCAAAACTTTGGACTGTGGGAGTAGGGCACGTCATGTTTCCAGAGCAGGGCAAGCTCAAAATAGACCAGCGGGATGCCTTTGTGCCACCGCCAGAGTCTATGCGTAAGCACAGCATGGAGGAAGTCAATGAAATACTTAAGGCCGATCTTGCTAGGTTTGAGCGAGGCGTGGCTACCTATTGTCCTGTTCCTCTTACTCAAGGACAGTTTGACGCACTTGTATCGTTTTCATTCAATGTTGGGCTAGGTACACTGCAACGCTCAACCATGCGCCAAAAAGTTCTTCGGGGCGACATGGCCGGCGCTGCCGAAGAACTTCTGAAATACTGTATGGCTGGCGGCAAAGTCTTACGGGGCCTTCAGAACCGGCGCATCGACGAACGCGCCTTATTCCTTAGTTAAGGCTCGATAGGCTTCAATGGCCGTTTTTAGATCGCATTGCAGCTGCTGAATGCGGTCATCTTGTTCACACAACTTGGCGTAGGCTTCATTGGCAAACTTAACTAAGTTAGCCTGGCTCCATGTTTGAAAGTCTGGTCTGTTAGTCATTGACTTCTTTCTTTGACGGCGCGTCTAGTTCACGGCGGTAATACTTGGCCGGCATCTTGGCGTTTTTATCCAAGTACTTGCGCAGCCATTCAGCGCCGCCAAGTTCTTGCATGATCATCCAATGTCTGTCAGACATTCGGACTTGTCGGCCTAGTAGGGGTTCAGGTGGTTTTGGTCTTGGCATTTTGTCTCAAGTGTTTACCAGTTGTTCGTCTGACCCAGCAAAGCTGGCAGTTCCATTTTTCGCCCATGTCAATGCCGCCCTCTGGCGGTCTGCTTTCTTGACATTTGGTGCAAAACTTTAGCTGATGTACGGGCGCAACTCGGCCCATTTGAATCGCTGGCATCATCAGCGCACTCTCCTCAAAGGCTCAATGTACTTTTCTGCGGGTGGTGGGGGTGGAGTCATAGTTTCAGAAGGCGGTGTCCAACCGTGCTTACGCCAAAGGGCTTGCACATCTGAGCCAGACTCCCATTTAAAGTCTTTCAAAGGCGTTAACGGGTAACTAATTTTTGAATATGGTGGTTTTTCTAACATGTTGTCTCCTCAAAAGGGGATTTGATCCCATTCCCAATGTTCGCACTCAACCGTGCCGGTGATCCACTCTAGCGGTGGTTTTGCTCCAAACTGCTTACAAATGCCTGTCTCGAAGTTGTTGCACTGTCGGCAATTTACTTGTATCAAATTTATTTGTTTGACTTGGCTGTCCAAATGTCTCTTGATTGCGTTTAATTCGATTAAATTCATATTCTTTTACCTCTGTGTATTTTCCATTTTTGCGGGTTGCAATTCTGGCTGGTTCTTCAATGTCGTGAAATTCAAGCCACTCAAGCGCGTCTTGCGTACCTGATGGCATGGATTTATTCTCCCTGCGCATCCACCAGTTCTCGGCTTTTTGCCTAGCATAGCCCACATGGTTAAAACAAACCCATTCGCTGGCCACCCGAAGCAGGCCGCCATAGTAGTCAACCCGCATAGAGTCTGGCTTGCCTTCTTTTTGGTGCAACTTGTAATCAACCCGTGACACATCGTGCCAAACCAGTTCGGCCATAGCTGCTTGGCTTGACAAAAGCGCAGCATAAGAAACCTTGGCATCCATTGGCTTGGCTTCTTCTTCCCTGATTTGGCCACCACAATGGACACACACAAGCGCAGCTGGTGCGTTGCGTTCACCGCAATCTGGGCAGATGCTGTATGGCGCTTCTTGTGGGCCTGACCTTTTCTTAGCCCTGCCTTGGATCGTGTCCACCGGCCCCAAGCGTTCCACGGTGTCGGTAAAGTCAAGCACCAGGCAGTCATCTTTGCCGTCTGCAATGCGTGTGCCCCTGCCCATGCCCTGCACATAAAGCACTGGCGACTTAGTGGGCCTGCACCAGACAATGCAATCCACGTCTGGCACATCAAAGCCAACCGAGAGCGCCAGCACGGTGACTAGGCAATGAATCTGATGATTCTTAAACTTACGAATCAAGTCTTCGCGCTCTTGTTTGGGTGTTTCACCGCACACAACAGCGCTCACAATGCCAAGCGCGTTCAGCTTGTCAGACAGGCTTTCGGCGTTGGCAACACTCGGTGTAAAGGCAATCCATTTCTTGCGCTCTGAGGCAATTCTGGTGGCTTCTACGGCTACTTTGGCAAGGTATTTCTCAACTTCACGGGATAATTCGCCAACCTTGTAGTCGCCGTTGGAAATTCCAACGTGGCTGGCATCGATGCGAGTCTCAATGCGCTCGGTAGGTGGGACTAATGGCGCAATGAATTTGGCATCAAGCAACTCACGCATGGACACTCGGCTTGCAATGCCAGTAAACAGCGGATCGTCGCCATCTGTCAGCCAGACCTGATTGCCCCTAAAAGGCGTGGCGGTCATGCCAACTATGCGAAATTTGCATAACTCTGCAAGTTTAGACAAAAAGGTGCGGTACATGCCTGCGTCATTTGCCTTCTGGCTCACCAGGTGAGCCTCATCAATTACCACGGCCTTAATGTTGCCAAGCAAGTGCGCAGCCTTGTGGATGCTGCCAATGGTGGCCACAATCACATCGGCGTTGTACTTCTTTGTGCCCAAGCTGGCGCTGACATAGCCCACGCTGATCGTGTGGGGCAGTAAGGCTCTGAGTTTGGCCGCATTCTGTTCGGCCAGTTCTTTGGATGGAACTAGCACCACAGTGCGGGGATGGTAGTCTGGCCACTGATCCCACATCTGGCGCACAATCTCAGCGCAGATCACCGACTTGCCCGCGGCGGTGGGCAACACCAAAAGGGGAATGTCGGCATCCCCTTGGTGCTTTGTCCACCAGCCAAACAATTCGGTAACTGCGCGGGATTGGTACTCACGCAAGATCACGTTCGCGCTCCTCAAGCATGGCATCGGCTATTTTGTAGGCATCCCGTGCCAACTGGTAGACATTGGGATGGCTCTCAGTAAGTAAGCCAATGACTGCTTGGGCGGCAAAATAATCTCTCAATGTAATGTTGTCAATTGGTGGGGTGTTCATATAAACCGTCCATTATGTTGTTTGCGTAGATCCAAAGCAAATTCGTCCACTAAGGCGGTTTTGTCTGCGCAAGCATGGATTTCAACGCTGCTGATGTAGTTAGGGTTAACCTCTGGGTCACCATTGACAAACTCTTTGCCATCTGGCGTTTCGTAAATCAATCCATTGTCTTTGGTCAAGTCAACGGGACTAGCAGTCTTGGCCAACAGTATGGGGATGTACTGGTGCTTGCTACAAGCCTTGCGTTGCTGGTCTGTGGTCAAGTCAGTGCCAAGTGACGCGCATGACCACCGGCCTTGGCCATTCATCTCTGGTGTAGCATGGACGCATGACCGGCAAGTTGTTGCCGGTACATCAGTGCCGTGGCAAATAGCCTGGTAGTCACAGAACTTGCACTCAAACCATGTTGGGTCAGTAGACACTCCAACGGGGGGTTCCACGCTGGTGATCACCGCCATGGCCTTGTCAATCAATGCCTGCGCTTCTTTGGCATCAAACTCCAAGCGCTCGGTGTAAATGTCGTCGTTGTCTTTGTTTACCACAAAGTACAACGCCCGTCGGCAGCCATCGTCCCCAAACTGGTCAATTGACCACTTCATGTATATTTGCATCTGCGCGTAGTGTTCGGGCTTGGCTTTTTTTACGCCAGATTTCTGCATTTCCTTAAACATCTTGTCAGATGCTGTTTTTATTTCCAGTAAATGCGGGGACTTTGGAGCCTGCGGCAAACCAGTAATGATGCCGTCAGCGTTGCCTTGAAAGTGGTGGCCAGTAGATGGTTCGGTAAATGACCACTGCTTGCCGGTGGTAGGGTTGATCTGGTAGACCGTGCAGCCAATGCTAGACAAGTCAGCATAAACCCTTGGCTCTTGTAAATGGCCAGACTGAAAGACTCGGTACAAGCGGCCAGAAAACTGCGCAGGCTTAGACCACCGAAATGAGTACCAGTGCTGGCGCAGGCAGGGCTTACCAATGGCAGAAGCGCCAAGGTAAGGGCGTTGTGCTTCCGCGCCATACTTTGCCTTGTAATAGGCAAAGATGGCATCGGCCACAGGATCAGTAACTGATTGTGGAAGTAAAGCCATTATTTTTTAGCCCAAGCAGGGACTTTAGACTTAGCGGCTTCTTGCTCGGCTGTTGGCCACACAGGGGCTTCGGCAGGCGCGGGTGCAGCAGCTGGTGGAGCAGATATTGCACTAAACACACCGGCGGCCTCATAGCCCTTGATGTTGTTGCTGGCCTTGTAGATGCCCTGTGCCTCGCGCACGGTCACATTGATGCGAACTGGCTTGAAGTGCAGGGCAGCAGTGTCCATCAACTTGATCACGTTCACCGCATGGCAAAGCGCAGACAACTGGCTTTGTGCAATGCGTTGTGTGTCTTCGTTGCTGTGGCGAATGTTAAGGTTCTCCCACACACGGCGGCCTTTGAACTGGCCATCAATGATTTCAAAGGTCAACTTCAAGCCTTCGCCATTGCCAGACTTCAAGGGCTGCACATCAGACTCGGTGATGTGTGCCAAATAAGTGCCGGCAGGCAGTGGGCCTGTAGATGCTTGGGGGGCGACGGTAGATGCGTCAAAATTAAACTGAGCCATGATAAATTTCCTAAAAAGTTAAGTTACGAACTGGTGTGATCAAGACTGCGCTACGGTGAGCGCTGCTTGGAATGCCGTCCAGTCAAGCGGCATATTCTGAAGGCCAAAGCGGTTACCACCGCAATGAGCCGGATGGGGTTCAACGTGCAAGATGCGCTCACCAGTGGTAGTGGCCTTGGTTTCTTTCTTAGAGAACCCTGCATCGGTCTTGCTGGTAAAAATGCGGTAGCCTGCATAGCCAATGACATCAGCCCACTCTTGTACAAGACCAGCGGCCTTGTCGTGCAGTTTGAGGACATGGCTGTCATAGCCTTCGGTCAGCGGGTCTTCAATGCGCTTGATCTTGTCGTGGGCTATCAAAATGATACCCATGCCCTTGGCAGATCGCAGGACTTCTAGGCCAGACAGAAGGTTGCGCCATTCTTCGGCGGCGGCAACGTAGCCCTTACCAAAGCCTGGCTGCTCAATGTTCTTCCAGTTGTTCTGCTTGCACACATACTCTTGAATCATGGGTTCAAGCCAATCAAGCGAGTCAATGAACAGGGTTTGGAAGTCGTGGTCTTGGTTGATCAGCGTGTCGATGGCTGCATAAACTTCGGGCAGGCTTGCGGCCAATGGAAAAGCGTTAGCGTCCACAGCGTCAGCGCCGTCTTCGGTCAGAATGCCAATGGCATTGGGAGCCATAGCAGCAAAGGTTGTCTTGCCAATCTTGCCTTGGCCCACCACCACAATCTTGGGTGAGCGTACACGTTTGGTTTTAGAGATGGATGAGAGATCGAATGCCATGTTAGTCTTTCAGTTCAATGGATGGTTTTGCGGGTTTGCTAGTGATGAACACCGCGGCCTTGTTGTAGCCAGCGGGGTCAATGTCTGCGAGGGTGCGAAGGTAAGCTAGGTTAACTTCAGCTTTCCAGCGAAATGCGTTCTTGGCGTTGGTTGGCAAATCTTCGTAATCAGCGGCTAACTGGTCAGAGTTCACCGTGCGGTTTAGCTTCCAAGTGATGGTGAATTCTTCGTCAGTGTGCGTGCCTTCGTTGCTTTCGGGCTTGGCAAATTGGTCTGTAATCAGACTTTCAATGCGCAGGCGCTCGGCCTTGGCATCTGTTTCGGCTTGCTTGGCTTTGCGCAGCTGTGCTGCTAGTTCAGAGATCGTCATTTTGATAGTCCTCAAGTGCAGTGGTAGTAATGTGGTCAACAAGGTTTTGCATAAGCAAGTGGCCAATGTCAATGTCTGTGCCCTTCACATAGGCATTGACCAGTTCCATAGTTTCGGGGTAGTCAGGCTCATAAGGTAAGCCATGGCTGTCAAGTGAGCCAATTTCTTCTGGGATGTATTCAAGATGACAAACCAAATCAACCCCTTCAAGTTCGCACTCAAATTCAATAATTCCTTGGGGGCAAGCGGGTGTGAATTTCATGTGTTTTTCTCCTCAATGTTGTAAAACCAATCGTCACCCGCAGACCACTTGCGTGTGCCGTCAACCGTCCACAAAGACCTTGCGGCTTGGAAGTCAGGAAACTTTGTCTCAGCAGGAATAAGGCTCTGGTCATACCAAAGGCAGCGGTTGTTAGGCTGGCAGGCAAACTGGCCATTGTCCAAAGCAATCCAATTAAAAGACTTGTGTTCCTCGGCCTGCTCGGTGAAGCCCGTGTCCAAGTCCATGTTGTCAGCACAGAAGTCCACAGTGAACATGTACCGCCCAAAGTGCCATTCCTTGTCTTTGCCAAGGAACTTAACGCCAAGGTTACGCAGGCCAATTTTTTCAAGGATGGTGAATCGGTAGCCCATGCAGTCCCATAGTTGCAAAATGTCAACTGGCAGATCGCCAGTGTGGTTTTCATGCCAGACGTAAGCATGTATCGGCAGCTTGTCGTAAAGCGCACCATAGGCTGGCAGCAGTGATTCAATGCGAAACACTTGGCCACGCAAGGCTTTGAGGCTGACCCAAACGGCAGGCTCTAGTTCGCCATGCCCTTTTTCAAAGTTGTACAGAAATTCTTTGCGTACAAAACATTTGATGGGCGGCAGTGATGCAATGATGTAACTCATGATGACCACCATGCAACCAGTAGGACGGCCAAGCCAACGCCAATGGCGAGGGCTGTGAGGAAACCCAATGCGGCATCGGCCCGTGCATTGATTCTTTCGTTCTTGATTTCGGGGTAGTAGAAGTGTTTGCTATGTTTCATGTTGTGCTTTCTGTGGGGGCCGTGGCCCCGTGGGTTGAATTAGGCTGCGGCTTTCTCAGCAAATAAGCGCTTGGCTTCTGTGCCTTGATAAGCGTATTCGTCAGAGCCGTAAGCTGGATCAATTTCTTCCCAAAATGTTGGTGACAAAAACTTACCAGACTGAAGCGCAGCGTCAACACGGGTAGACAAGCGCACGGCTTTGGCTGATGCTTCTTGGCGCAGATCGGGAAAATAAGAATCGCCAGACTCTGGGCAAACAACTTCTTGAGTGCCGTTAAAAGTAGCTGTGTGACGGAAGCGGCGGCCTGCTGAATTTTCGATCACAACGTAATACTGTTCGGCAATGAATGGATGACCATCGCATGAGTAACCGGCGTTGTAAAGATCAGTTGCAACGTGGGCTGTGTAAGATGCGTTCATTTTGTGTTTCCTTTGGCCTTTCGGCGTGATGGACAGAGAACCAATTTCCCTGCCACGCTTTGAATTCTAGCGAGTTGCTAGATGTTGTCAAGCCCTTTGCTAGAAATATTTTCATAGGTGTTTTCCCTATTGCCAAAAGACTCTATCAATGTGCTAGAGTCAATGCCCTATGAACACACAAATACCACCAGACGAGCGCCGACAACTGGCAGAAAAAGTTGGCATCAATGAACAGTATCTTTACCAGTGCCTGACGGGCCGGCGAGAGATGTCAGCTTGGGAGGCTGTTCGGGTAGAGCAGCAGACCGAGGGGCGGGTTACTCGGCAGATGGTGTGCCAGAGCAGTTGGCAGTCTATCTGGCCTGAGTTGGTGGAGATCAAAGCATGACTAACCTAACAACAATATTCCCCAACGGCTTCGCGGCTGCCATAGAGAGCCAAGACCTGATCAACCCAGAAGAAGGGTTCAGGAAGCACTGCGAGGCGAGTGGCCTGCTGGTCAAAGAGATTATTGCAGACGGTGAAATTCATCGTGTGGCGCATGTGTCTTCTAAGAAGGGTGCATTGGATGGTTGGTACATTTTGCACTCCAGCGGCAAGGTTCCTGTGGGCATTGCAGGGTGCTGGAAAGAGCCTGTGTTTGAAGTCAAGTGGGTGGCAGACACTGGCAGGCAGATGTCGTTCACTGAGCGCTTTGAGCATGACAAGTGGATCGCTGAAGTCAAGGCCAAAAAGGAAGCTGACAGGCTGGCTTCTCAGGCCGTGGCAGCAGAAAGGGCAGAAGATGAGGT